GGGTTTACCAGCGTAATAATTATAGTACAGTTGTACAAATTTAAAATCACCTTTTTCTACACCTGCTTTTAATGCTTGAAATGCTGCATCTTCTAATGGACTTAATTTCTCTATTAGATTAACCTCATCTGCTTTAGAAGGTCTACCTGCTCCATCTCTTTTTCCACCGTGTGCCATTTTGAAATAACTTGTTTATTCAACTATACAATAAAAAAATTAACTAATTGTTAATTGATCCTGATTAATTTGTTCTGTTAACTCCTTTAAACGTTTGTATTGTGTTTCATAGAAACCTTCTATTGTAACTGCTGTTTTAAATTCTTCAGGGTTAGCGTGTATTGCATCTTGTACTCTTTTGTTTATTGTATCGTAATCTTGCTTTAAACGAAAATCGTGTAACATCCAATCTCTTAATTGTTTTAAAAAGTACAGTACCGTTGTATGATCCCTATATACTGTTTTGCCTATTACTGATAATGACATTCTTGTATAATCTCTTGCTAAATTAAAATACATTGCACGTGCTTCTACATATTCACGTTTTCTTGTATCTTTTGTTATGTCTATATTAAAGTGTTGTTCTACTACTTCTTTTATTATTTGTATACTCATAATTTATTTTTATAATTTGTTTCTTTCTATTATTTCTTTAATTGTTAAATATCCTGATTCGTGTATTGCTTTTTGTATTCCTGCACACGCTTCATAGTGTTCTTCTTTTTCATATAGTTTTATTGTTTCTTCAAGTTCTGCTATATCTTTACCATTTACTATATCTACTAAAGCAAGTAAATAAAATTCTTCTATTATTTTTTTATTCATCTTTTGTTTAAAATATACCAAAGTGTTCCTGTACTTGATATATTATATTTCTGCATTGTTTTCTTTTGTTGTTTATTGTTATCCTCGTAGTATTGTTTTATTTCCTTTACCAATTCATCTGAATATACTTTAGATGCTTCTGTTGCTAACCTCTGTGCTTGTTTTATTTTTTCTTGACCTCTATCCTGATAATTATCTTTTGCAGTACCAAGTTCTATATTTTGATATGAATTATCTGTTTTAATATCGTTAAGATGCCTAACTTGTATTTCTTTTTCATACATTTTTCTTCCGAACTTTTTAAATGCTTGTATTCTATGAGTAAATACATCTTTACACTTACCACCTAAAGTAATTTGTATTTTTTCATAACCTTGTCTATTTAAACTTCCAACTGTTTTGCCTTTTCTGTTTTTTAGTACACCATTGTTATCAATAGTATATCTTAATACCTTTAATACTATTTCTTCTTTTTGTATTCCTTGCATAAAAAAATATTGTGCAATTTCTTGAGGTTGCATTCTTACTTTGTTTCCTATTATTTCCATTTGTTTTTTATTTATAATATACCCCTCATTACATACTGATCTAAATCATTATCTTGTTCAAAGAAGTATTTGTAGTTATCTACTGCTTGTTTAAATTTGTTTTCACCTCTTGCTAAAAATTCTTCTGTAGTTTCAAATATACCTATATCAGTACTTGCTTTATCTATTACCAGAAACGTAAACTTTTTCTTATCAAATAGTTTTAAGTACAGCCACGCTTGTAAATCGTATCCATACTTATCAGCACTATATTTAAAGGTGTTTAGTTCAGCTGTTGTTTTTAAATCTATTATTGTATTACCTTGTATAATATCTGCTTTACCACGAAATGCTAACCCTTCTATCATATCTATTGCAGGTACTTCAAATTCACTATTGTTTAATAGTTTAAGTGCTGCTTCATTTCTTAATACTGCATCTGTTAATCTTTCTGCTGCATTCTTTTCTTTTGTAAGAAATACCTCACCATACTTTGCTTTTGCTTCTTTATATACTTTAGTGTTTTTTGTGGTAGCATCTACAAAGTGTAACTTATCTATTTTATGGCTTTCCAGTATCATCCAATGTACTAACTTACCTGCTGCAAGTGCTGGACTATCTGAACTAGGATCACCATAGTTTAATATGTTTCTATATGTTTTTGGACTTTTAAGAAGTGTTTTAAGTGATGAAGAACTTAATGCGTTTTTACCTAAAAAATTATAGTAAAATTCATCATCATACATTTGTGTTAGTATTTCTTCTTTACCCCAATGTTCACCGTTTAATAATGTTATCATAATTCTATGCTATCTAATATTTCAATAATTTTGTTTAATCTGTTTTTAGTGTAATCATCTAAATCATCAGTAACTAATGCTCTTGTTATTCCTTTAGCACTACCAATTTTACCTGCGTTTGTAAATCGTATTTGTTCGTTCATTGTTCTTTGTTAATAATTATTGTACTAATTTAAACATTTTTTAAACAATTACAAACCCAAACTTTTTTTAGTTTTGAGTTTTTCTAATTGTTGTTCAAGTTCTGTTACTTTTTGTTCTGCTGTTCTTGCACGTTCTACTGCACGTATCTTATCACTTCTGTATTCACTTAATGATTGTTCGTACATCCTTTCATCACGTATAAGGTTGTTTACATAAAACCCTACTTCTTGCCAACAAAAGTACATATCGTTTAATGCTTTGTTTTCTGGTTTTAGTTTTCTTGATTGTACTATATGTTCACCTACTAAATTAAAGTTAGTGTAGTATTCTATTTCTTTAAGGTTGTTTATTTTTTTGTTCATTGTTTCTTTGTTTTAAATTATTTCTGCTTCGCTTACATTTAACAAAGCAATTTCTTTAGGTATCTTTTTATTGTTCTTAAATTCTGTTGTGGTGTTATGATATTGTATTTCCCAAACAGGATTCACAATATACAAATTAAATCTATATACACCAGAAGGTGTAGAATTAACATACATAGGTATATCTAAATTATCATTACACTTTGCAATCATAGCATCATACTTTTTCTTTTCTATAAGTAAAGTATCGTAATGTACCGATCTACATTTTAATTCAATACGATGATAGGTTTTAGGACTGTAACAATCCCACCTGCTCATCTGGCTTTTTGCTTTTACTAAATCAGGATAACAACAAGAAACTAAATACTCAAAAAGTTCTTGTTCTTTCAATCGTTGTACTGATTAAATATCTTATTTAATTTATCATACACACCATTTAGAAAACAACTACCACAACTTGTAGCAACAGCATTACCATTAAATACACGATTGTATATTGTTATTAGTTCGTTTTGTTGTACAGGTGTTACTGTTGATCTTTTAACACTAAAGAAAGTATCTAAATAGTTATACTCATCTTCTGTTAAACATTCAATCTTTTTACTTGGAAACATCTTATTTAAAACATCACGTCTATTATCACAGCCACAGTCATTACCAAGTACAAATTTGGCAGCTTTATCAATGCCTACTTTTTTAAAAACTTTTTCAACCTTTGATCCTAAACCATCTGCTTCGTGGTTCTTTTTCCAAGCCTTATATGCCTTACTTCTTTTATCACCTTTAAATTCGTTCATAATCTTTATTTTTTAAATCGCTCCAATCATCTTGAAACTTTTGTTTTAATTCGTGTTTTGCGTTTTTTAATGTGTTAAATATACTTACCCAACTTATATTGGTTTCTTTTGCTATTCCCCTTATACTTAATCCAGAATCTCTGTAAAGCGTAAATAGTTTTTTTTCATACCATCTCCAATCTTCTATATGGTCATCAATCATTGTACATATTTTGTTATAAGCTACTTCTTCATCCAAGTTTGAATTGTCCTCCACTTCTTGGGTATATTCTTCATTGTCAAGTGAAACCTTTTTAATCTTTCTTTTGTTTTTGTAAAATTGGAAGTAAGTGCTGCGTAAAGTAAAGTACATATACCCCCTGCTAACAACACCATCTTTAATAACCTTTTCTTCATTTGCATACTTGTATAAAATTAAATACGTTTCTTGAACAAGATCATCACAATATTCATACTCACCAAAACCTTTAATCACATTAACCCATTCAGTATGCCTTTCAGCTACCTTTGCTAACCATTGTGCAGATTTGTCCATATTACAGTAACACTAATTACACCCAACAAACATTGTAGGGTTATCTCGTTACCTTCTTCTAATTCTTCTTTGCTATATAAAAAACCAAACATCATACCAATTACAGGACTAATAATTACATCAGCATTTTTTACCTGACCTATAATTAAATAAATTGCACATATAATTAGTAAAAATATTATTACTATCAAATTTCTAACTTTTCTATTGGTTTTATATTGTGTATTAAATCTCTACCAAGAAATTCAAAACCTACATTATTTATTACCATTCTTAATGTGATTGGCATTTCAAATGTTGTAGGTCTACCCCCTGTTTCGTTTTCTTTTATTTTTAAAACGTGAATGTGTGAATACATCCAATTTTTAGGATGTTGAACATACCTATGAATACACCAAATGTCATCAGCACGTGAACTTATTTTAGAACCACCTTCTGCATCACTCATTGCTAATGGTCTTGTTAAACCTTCGTATTCGTGTCCTGAATGATGTACTTGGCGTAGAGCAGATGTTACTCCGTGAGCATTCACACAAACTTGTACATCATTTTTTTTGCTAAATATTCTTAATTCAGTTAATGCTCTGTAGTCATATTCGTGTGTATTACCTACCATTTTTAAAATAGAAGCATCTTTAGCTAACGAATTATAAGGATCAATTAATAAACCATCATAATTCCAAGCATCTTTTATCTGTTGTGCTAATTTTAGTAAACTTTTATAGGTATACATATCTTCAACATCTATTATTTTAAAATATTTGTTTGACCATTCTATAGATTCTGATATTAATTTATCACTTGCTTCTTGTATTGGTTTGCCCATTTTAAACTCAATAATTTTTCTTAAAATAGATTCAGGACTATTTTCACTTGACCAAACAACAAATTTTAATTTGTGTTTAATTGCCCATAAAACATAAAAATAAATAAGAGTTGTAGTCTTTCCAACATTTGCGTGTCCAATCGCTATCAATAAGGATTTTTTAAATCTTATATGCTCATCTACTTCTGGAACATCTATTTTTAAACCTTCTTTTACTCTACCGTATTTTATATCTAATATTTTGTCTTGTAATTTATTTGCTTGTGCTATCATATTCTTGGTTTTGCGTATTTTCTTTCTGTATCAATTCCCTGTTCGTTTCTGTTTGGATTATATTTATAACCTAATATAGGGTTAACGTTATAGTTCCAAAAGTCATCAGGTAATTCTTCACCTTCTTTTAATTTCTTTAGCATTTTATAAAAGTATAAAAAAAAAGGGGTAATTAAACCCCCTTATTATTGTTGAACTATTTTTAAAATGGTAAATCAGCTTCTTCACGTGCTGGTTGCTGCTGTTGATTAGTAACTTCATTTCTTTCAGCTACCGTTATATCACCACCTAACCATCGTACTGCACCATTACCTAAAGATGTTGCTTTTGTTTTAGCTTCTCTTTCTTCTTGTGTTTGGCTTTGTGTAATCCAAATATTATTACCGTACTGTGATTTGTCTTGTATCATCATAGTAATGTTTAAATATTGGTTACCATCTTTACCTTTTACAATCTTGCTTTTATCAATCGCAGATAGATTTAAACTGCCTGATAATATTGCTACGTTCTTTTTTTCCATAAATTATTATTTGATAATTTTT